ATATTGCTTCGTGAGAAGTTTGAATACTATTCTGGTAAAGCATCTGCCTCAGTATACAAAGAAAAACCCTTTGCACTCAAAGTGCTCAAGGGTGATCTTCCTATGTACATTGATAGTGATCCAGAGTTGACCAGAGCACAGCAAAAAATAGACTACCTAGAAACTTGTATAAATTCTATTGATAGGATTCTTAAACAAATTGACAGTCGTGGATTTGCTATTAAAAATACTATCGATATTGTGAAGTATTATGGTATCAGATGATAACTATCGAAAAGAAAAACGAAGTTTTTCTGAAGGTTGAAGGTGAGCAACATATCCATAAAGAATTAAGCGAGCACTTCCAGTTTGAAGTGCCTGGCGCTAAATTCATGCCGCAATATAGACGACGAGTTTGGGACGGCAAGATCAGATTGTATTCTCCTGGCACGGGAGAGATCTATGTCGGACTATATGATTACCTAACAGAGTATCTTGACGGGAAAGGATACGAATACACGATCAAAGATAGTAAATACTTTGGTCTACCAAATGATGAGGAAGAATATGTATCACCAGAATCCGTTGCGAATTTTGTTAGATCTCTGGGACTGCCATTTAAGATTCGCGACTACCAACTCAAAGCACTTTTCACGGCAATTAAGCAGCGTCGCAAGTTATTACTCTCGCCTACAGGATCTGGAAAATCGCTGATCATCTATGGTCTGGTCCGTTGGCATATTAAAGCGGAGCGAGAGATCCTAATCATTGTGCCTACAGTCTCTCTAGTCTCGCAGTTGACGCAAGACTTCAAAGACTACGGGTGGAAAGCAGATTCATATGTCCATCAGATTATGGGTGGACAAGAAAGGTATGTAGAAGCGCCTGTTGTTATCTCTACATGGCAGAGCATCTACAAGGAGCCTAAGAAATTCTTTGAAAGGTTTGATGTAATCATTGGCGATGAAGCACACCTGTATAAGGCGAAGAGTCTAACAGGTATTCTAAATAAATGTCATGATGCCCGCTATCGTGTGGGTCTGACAGGGACCTTAGATGGTATGTATAGTCACCAGTTAGTGTTGGAAGGTCTATTCGGACGCTGCGATAAGGTGACAACCACTGTCGATCTAATGAAGAAAGGACAGTTAACACCATTAAAAGTAAAATGTCTGTTGCTACAGCATGGTCATGTGCCATTCGATTCCTATCAGCAAGAGATGGATTATATAGTATCACATCCTAAGAGAAATAATTTAATTTGTAATCTAGCAAACGATCTTGACGGTAATACACTCATCCTATTCAACTACATAGAGAAGCACGGCGACCCTCTGTGGGAGATGCTAAATAATAAGGTGAGTAAAGATCGTAAGATCTTTTTTATCCATGGTGGTGTCGATGCTGTCGAAAGAGAAGAGGCTCGCAAAATCTGTGAGCAAGAGGAGAATGCAATCATCCTTGCATCCTACGGCACATTCTCTACAGGCATCAACATTCGTAACCTACATAATGTAATCTTTGCGAGTCCATCCAAATCAAGAGTAAGAAACCTCCAGTCTATTGGACGTGTCTTGCGTAAGGGAGATAACAAAGCACAAGCAGTGTTGTATGACATTGCCGATGATTGCTCCCGAGGTAGTAGGCACAATTATACTCTCCGACATCTCATAGAAAGATTGAAAATCTATGATGAAGAGAAATTTGATTATGAAATCACTAAGGTAAATTTACGATCATGATTAACTACATCCGTCACGACAATGAATTCTACGGCATAGTCAAACTTGTGTCTGGTGAAGAGGTTATGGGAAATATGATTGCGACTAATGAAGATAACTGCACTATGGTTTATGTGTCTGACCCTATAACGCCTACCCTTACCCCTGTTGAGAAACCTGATGGAGAGATGGGCATGGCAGCAGGATTTACTAAATGGATGATGTGGTCAGATGAAGAGTTTTATATTATACAAGAGCCTGATATCGTAACGATTGCACCAATGTCTACAGAGGCAATCATGATGTATAAGATGTGGTTAAGGAAACAGGGTGGGGGCGACCCCGATCCTGGCGTCCCCATGAATGAAAACATGGGTCTAGTCGGTAAAGTATCAGAAATGAGAAAACGACTAGAGGATCAATGGAAGAAGAAAGACTCTAAGTAGTTCCTTTCCAACCCTTACATGGTTGAGTATAACTATTATTTGAATAGTTGTCAAGCTTGACCTTTACAACAAATTCCTTTATAATGTGACAGTGAGAAAAACCAAATATGACTGTAATGCCTCCTAAGAAAAAACAACATTACGTTGATAACAAAAAGTTTCTTGTGGAGATCGTTAAGTATCGTGAAGCAGTTGAGACTGCCAAACTACAAGAAAAACCTAAACCTAGGATTACTCACTATCTGGGCGATTGTTTCTTGAAGATTGCTACCCACCTGTCGTATAGACCTAACTTCATCAACTACATGTATAAGGAGGATATGATCTCCGATGGTGTAGAGAATTGCGTCCAATACATTGACAACTTCGATCCTGCTAAGAGCAAAAACCCATTTGCATATTTCACACAGATCGTGTATTATGCCTTTCTGCGACGAATTGCTAAGGAAAAACGTCAGATGGATATCCGTGACAAACTCATCGAGAAGAATGGTTACGATCAAGTCTTCCACTCAGATGAGAATGACAACCACGCTGATATGAATTCCATTAAGAGTCGTATCGAAACTAATATGCGAAACTAAATGACCACTACCCAAGGAGTTAAACTGTAATGCCCCGAGACGGACTGGAAGACTTGCATGACTCTCAAGAAAGAGATAACCCATGCAGTGATAGTAATGACCGTGGTTACTGGCGTCGTCGCCTTCGTGAATTAGAGAATGGTAAGAGGAATGAAAATTCTACTGATAACTGATCAGCATTTTGGTGTTAGGAATGATAATGCTTACTACACCAAACTGTATCAGAAATTTTATAATGACATCGTTATTCCATATATCGACAGAGAAGGCATTACTCAAATCCTATGTCTAGGTGATACTTTCGACCGTCGTAAATATGTTAACTTCAACTCTCTAGATGCAGCAAGAGAGATGTGGTTTGATCCACTTGCTGAGCGTGGCATTCGTATGTCTATGCTGATCGGCAATCATGACATCTATTATAAGAATACAATCAAGGTAAATTCACCTGAATTGTTGTTGGGTGACTACAATAATATTGAAGTTATTACTGATCCTACTTCCAAGAAGTTTGGTAAGGTAAACTTCCTCCTTATACCTTGGATTTGTCCTGAAAATAAAGAGCAAGTCATGAAAAAAGTCAAGGCATCTAAAGCACAAGTGTGCTTGGGACACCTTGAGTTGAATGGATTTGAAGTTATTCCTGGTCTTCACATGGATCATGGTCAAGACCCCTCTCCTTTTGAGAAGTTTGACCTGACATGCTCTGGTCACTATCATATGAAGAGTCAAAAGGGTCCTATCCACTATCTTGGTAATCCTTATCAGATTTATTGGAATGATTATGGGTATGATCGTGGATTCCACGTCCTAAATACAGATGATTTATCCATGGAATTCGTGGTAAATCCCTACAATACTTTTAATAAAGTCTATTATACTGATGACATTGACACATCTAACTTTTCACAGTTTGAAGGGACATACGTTAAACTGATTGTAGGTGAAAATAAGGATCAGGTTAAGTTTGATCGGTGTGTGAGAAAACTTCAGCAAGTTGACCTAGCAGACCTGAAGATTGTCGAAGACATGACTCAAGAGTTAGGTGAAATTGATGAAGAAATTCAGGTAGAGGACACTCTTTCTATCCTAGAATCATGTGTCTCTGAGTATAAAAATCGCGAAGAGATCTTTGGTATTCTTAAATCCCTTTATGTCGAAGCGTTGGAGGTCTAATGTTTGTACTAACTGATAACAAATCAGGTGGAGTATATGCAGTTAGAGATGATGAAAAACTGGAGCGTGTCGTCCAGTTGTTTGTTGACAAAGACGATGCAGAACGTTATTATATAATGCTTAAGGCAGATGAATATCCCCGTGATCTCTCCGTCACGGAGGTAGATGAAGCAACTGTCAAAGAAAACTGTCGTCAGTATGGATATCGTTTTTGCGTAATCGATGCTGACAATTTTGTTATCCCGCCACCACAAGATAAATGATCGTATTTGAAAAGATCCGTTGGAAGAATTTCCTGAGCACAGGCAATACTTTCACAGAGATGACTCTTAACGAGTCTAAATCACATCTTGTTATTGGGAGTAATGGCGCAGGAAAATCCACTATGCTGGATGCCCTGTGCTTTGTGCTGTTTAATAAACCATTCCGTAAAGTTAGTAAGTCTCAACTGATCAATAGCGTCAATGAGAAAGAGTGTGTTGTTGAGATTGAATTTAGCATTGGTAAAGTAAATTATCATGTCATTAGAGGTATCAAACCAGGTGTTTTTAAGATCTTCCGAAACGGAAAACTCCTCGATCAGGAAGCAGCACAGAAAGATACACAAAAATATCTTGAGCAAAGCATACTCAAGTTTAACTACAAGTCTTTCACTCAAGTGGTTATTCTTGGTTCTTCAACTTTTGTCCCTTTTATGCAGTTACCTGCTACGCACAGAAGAGAAGTGGTCGAAGACCTATTGGACATCAAGATCTTCTCAAAAATGAATACGATCTTGAAGGATCGAGTCAAAGATAATAAAGATAAATTTAATGAATGTAAGCATGAGTTGGAGATCTGTGAGACAAAACTAAATCACCAACGTGAATCTATTCATAAACTGACAGAATTGCAGGAAGGAATGATTCTAAAACTGCAACAGAATTTTAATACTAATGAGGAAAGTATTATAGGTTTGCAGTCACGAAAGAAAGAGAATGATCACTCCATGAGTGTGTTAGCACACAGCATCAGCGATCAGGCCGAAGTGCAAGAGAAGTATGAAAGTCTCCGTGACATGCGATCTAAGATCGAGCAGAATAAAAATAAGGCAGAGAAAGATTATAAATTCTATACTAAACATGATAAGTGCCCAACATGCTCTCAAGATCTTCAAGAAAAGCACAAACACCGTCAACTGGTAGACGCTGAGTCTCGCAAGATCAAGTATACTGATGGGTATAATAAGATTGATGAGCAGGTCGGTAAACTGTATGATAGATTGCGTGATCTAAAGGGTTATGGACAGTCAATTATCGAGTTGCAGAGCGATAATATAAGCATTGAAAAACAAATTGCACGACTGCTAAAGGACAATGAAAATATCATGGCAGAGGTCAACAAAGAGACTCCTGATATTGACTCAGAAAGGCAAAAATTGCAGGATTATGAGGTAGATTATGCTGAAAATGCAGACCGTTGTGCTGGTGTGAGTAAAGAATTTGACAACCTAAAAGTTGTATCTGGTCTCCTCAAAGACAATGGTATTAAGAGTAAGGTTATTAGCAAATTTGTGCCTATTTTTAACAGTTTAATCAATAAATATCTGCAGTCCATGGACTTCTTTGTTAACTTCACATTGGACGAAGAATTCAATGAGAATATCCTTTCTCGTTGTCGTGATACATTCTCTTATGCATCGTTTTCAGAGGGTGAAAAGCAGAAAATTGACCTATCTTTGCTGTTTTGTTGGCGTGATATTGCTAAGATGAAAAACTCTGCATCGACTAACCTTCTCATTCTTGATGAGGTATTTGATTCTTCTCTAGATACTGCTGCTACAGACGAATTGATGAAGATTTTGAGGGGTATGGACGAGCGGACCAACCTATTTGTCATCAGTCATAAAGGTGACATCCTTCTGGACAAGTTTGATACTGTGGTTACCTTTGATAAGGTGGGTGATTTTTCGACCATGAAGCAAGACAGTTTATAAAGTGGCACCCTAGTGTCTATACTGACCAATACCGTGTGTATAATAGATGTATACACAACAAAAGCATGACCGTACAAGAAGTAAAAGGCACCCTTGCCAAACTCCTCGCCACTGAAAACCTCGTTGTTGAGCACAAGGCAGTGAGCACAGCATCCTTTGACGTGCATCGTCGCGTCCTGACTCTTCCTATCTGGAATGCTAAGGAAATTGTATTCAACCTTCTTGTTGCACATGAAGTAGGACACGCTCTCTTCACACCTGATGACGATATCATTTGCAATCTTCCTTGCCCTAAATCCTACGTCAATGTGACAGAGGATGCTCGCATTGAGAAACTAATGAAACGTAAATTTGCAGGTATTTCCAAGGATTTCTACGGTGGATACAAGCAACTTCATGAAGATGATTTCTTCAGTGTCAAGGATATCAATGTCGAGTCTCTAAAACTGATTGATCGCATCAATCTTTACTTCAAACTAGGTGCAAATGCACTCATGCCATTCTCTCCTGAAGAGATTCCTCTTCGTGATGCAGTTGCTGAAGCAGAAACTTTTGAAGATGCTATCGATGCTGCTGTTGCCATCAAAAACTTTGAAGGAGCACAGAAAGATCAGCAAAAAATCGATGATCTTCCTGAAGTAGACAACCAATCTGGTGGTGGTCATGAGTCACAAGAGGCACAAGATCAGCAACCTACAGAAGAAGGTGAAGGTGATCAAGAGGAGAGCAATGACAGTCAAGGTGGTAGTGAAGAAGCAGACCTAGATACCCCTTCATACCAGAAAGATAGCGATGAAGAGGCAATGACTGACCAGTCTCTATCAGAAGCATTGCAGGACATTGCAACTGAGCACTCTTACAATGAAACTCGTTACATTGAGATCCCAAATGTTGACCTAAAGCACATCGTTATTGATCCTAAGACAATCAATGACATGTCTAACGAATACTGGAGCAACTGGAGCAGTCCTCTCGCCCCAACAGAAGTGCTTGACTGGACTGTTGCTGACCAAAACTACAACAATTTCAAGAGAGATTGCACCCGTGAGGTGTCATATCTTCAGAAAGAGTTTGAGATGAAGAAGTCTGCAGCATCATACGCTCGCGAGTCTATTTCTAAGACTGGTGTGCTTGATACTACTAAACTTCACCAGTATCGCTACAATGAAGACCTCTTCAAGAAGGTTACTATCCGTCCTGATGGTAAAAATCATGGTCTAATCTT